AATATGTTATGCTTCGATCGCCCCAAAACGATGGGCGAGATGTTCAAGTGGTGCATCATCCTTGATGAATCGCATGGGCTGTTAAGTCGTATTACAGACACACTGGCCAGATACCCCATTACTACGGCCGTCGTCACCAATGACATCGGAGATGATAAAAGATACTGGAGTAATCTTCTTAATAAAAAGCTCAACATTCAAGAAGACCTTGTTGCTAACGGCAAAGATCTCTATTCCTTTGGTAACTGCGTCGCCACTATCGTCCCTCCCTTTAAGCGCTATCTAAAGTGCAATCACAAAGACTGCGAAAAATACCACCTCAACTGCATCAACGACAGTAAGGCATCAGAACGCAATTTCGACTGGAAGTTCGAAGCTTTCGTCTTTACTGGTAAATGTATGCACTGTGGCAAGCGCGGTGTCATGACACTCCATGACGAGTTCTTGGTTGGCGACGACTTTGCTAACAACGTCAAGATTCAGCGTTGGCCGCTTCAGAACATTAAGATCGTTGATCTTGGGATCGCTGGTAAAAAGAAGATCTATTATCGGATTGAACGTAAATACATCAAACTCATCATGAAGGGCGACAAGTTTGCCGTCGCCAATCTGCCAGACACCTTCCTCCTGGCGTGCAAGGAAAACAATCAGTCTCCTCTGATTGAACTTCCCGACGACATGACGTTCCATTACAAGCACGAGTCCGTTACCGAACCGGAGTCAGAAGGCATGTCCAAGCCGTTCTTCTTCTCGGCTTGGAAAGATGTTTTTATGTCATTTGTGCTCAGAAAAGCACAAGAGATGATTGCAGCTGACCACATGCTGCCCAATCGTTTCATCTTCCCCCAGGCATCCCCTGGAAGCGTGGACCCCCTGTCTCGTATTAACGGCGCGGACTGGATGTCCATTGTCCAGGGGCAATTGAGAAGGCAGCAGAACGACCCTAATG